CCACGTTGGCCACATGCTCTGGGTTCTCATAGTCAAACGGGTTCTTGGGTTGGCCACCGGCAGCCATGTGCGATTTGCGCAATGCCAGAGCGGCTTGCATCTCGTCGATGGTTGGTTCTTTTACATCGCCTCCTTTGGCGTAGCCAAGTCTTTTGCGCATTGCTTCTTCGTAAGCTTTCATTTGGTCAACATACTGTTGGTCAATCGGTTCACGGATGATGTTCATCTTGGCATCGTTGAATGGCATCACGGGCTTACCAATGTTCCGTTGAACAGAGTTGTTGTATGACCGCGGCGCCAAGATTTCCATGGGCGTGATGTAGCGGGTCTTGCCAACCAACTCAGACGGGATGTCGTGGCCATAAGTTGGGTGGGGCGAAATGCTCTCACGCAGTTCACGGGTTGGGTCAAACTTGATCACGGCATTACCACCAGCGCCAGTCTCGATGTTGCGCAACTCAGGGTGACTGATCGCATAGATGATGTCGTCCAGCTTTTGCTTGCCGCCGGGGAAGTTCTTCTCCTTGCCCAACAAGCCAATGATCTTCTTGCGCATGCCAGAGTTCATCGAGCCATGCAGCATCACGTCGGCTGGGTTCTCAAAGCCGGGGAACGTAGGATAAGGAACATCTGACTTGCCAGTGGTCGTGGCCACGTTGCGCATCAGGTGGTTCAGCATCTCGATCTGCTTAGGCGACGACTCATGAGGCCGGTGGTGAGACAACACGGCGTCCAGCATGTGAACCGCATGATTAAGCGACTCAGGCGACATCTTGTGGTAGTGGCCATAGACAGCCCGCTCAGGGTTCTCTTCAGCCAAGCGCTTGACCACGTTGAACATCCCAGCACTTGCACCCAAGTCACTGGCCCAGCCAGCAGGGTGGCCGTAGGCGCCGTAGTCCTTACCGCCATACAAAGGAACTGGAGTGTCCAGCTTCTCGCCGCCGATAGCATGGAGCGTCTCACCGGCTTTAAGCATTTCTAAACCGAGGCGCTTCTTGCCCTTTGAGGGAACGACACCACCGCGGCTTGGATCACCGGGCACACCGACCGTGTAGGAGCCGAGCAGCTTCTCATAGTCGATCACAGGCACATCGGCCTTCTTGGCGCCTTTGATGGTCACGGGCAGGTTCTGCTCTCGAGCCAGTTGCTTTTGGATTTTCTTGTTTGGGTTGTCGATGCCTTCGATCTGACGAGCCATGCGCTCTGCATGAGCATTGATCTCGGCTTGGCTGAGTGATGGTGCTGGAGGGAAGTGCAAGGCCTTTTCCGAGCCGCCTTTGGCAAAATGGTTTACGTTGCCTCCTTGGGCTTTTGTTTTGGCGGCAAACGCTTTGCCTGCCTCACTTAATTCATCGCTGTGCTTTAAGTCAAAGTCTTGTCGCGCTCTTGCCAACAAATTTGATCCAATGCCTTGACGCTGCATGTTTGATTTAACGTAGGCGTTTTGAATGACGGCAGACTTGGGTGTTTCTCCGTCTGTCATGAATTGCAGCACCCCAACTGGCTCATTATTTTGGTATGACAAATATCTGTACGAATTAAACTTTGGATGCGAGTGCTTTGCCTTGGTAATCTTGAGTTCGGGCGAGTTGTGCAAAACGTGCTCTTCACCGATCATCTTTGATTGACCGGGGTGATGCAGCAGGTCGTGCTCTGGAACTCTGCCACCCTCAGCTTTGACCGGCTTCTGGTTAAGGACAGCTTGCCGCATTTCTTCAATCGTAGGTTCCACGTTGCCTCCTTGGGCTGCATGTAAATCGTTTTCGTGTGCTCGTGCTGGGTCAAACGCCGCAAAGCGTGAGCGCAGTACTTCTGGCTCTGGAAACATGTGTTGTGTTTGAATGCCGCCAAGATCAGTCATGTCATTGACTTCAAGACGGTCATATCCATGCTTAGGCAATTGCTTTAGCAATCCTCTTTGCCATGGAACCCCCAATTGTTTGGCTAAATTGTCGTTAAAAAACCCATGATTGTTTGGATGGTTTGGCTCTGTATCAGACACAGTTAATTTCTTGCCTCTAGCGACTAAAGGCATAACATTTGGCCCAGCATTACCGGGGCGTCTTTCTGACTCTGCATAAATGTCCGCAATTTCCGGGTCTTCTGTGGCGTATGTACTGTGTCGATTGCTTTTTTGAAATGCAGGAAAATCGCTTTGAGTCCCGTGATATAAAGGTTGATCCAACAAAAACCCAAGCGCTTTTGCCCGCTCGTCTGGTGTGTTGTTCTCATGCAGACCCAGCATCTTGATGGCGTTGAGTCGAGCCAGTTCCAATGCCTCAGAACGGGGATACTTGGGTTTGGTCATGCGTACCTCGGGGAGTTTTCGGCATTATGCCAAGCCACGATGACTGTGGCAAACACAATGCTCGAGTCCAGTTTAACTGGGGCTGTGGATAACTTTGCAGTCCAGTTTAACTGGATCAAGCCGCATAAGGATTACCACCTCGGCTGCGGTTGTATATTTCTGCGTCCTCAATGTCATCGCTGTCCACGCTGTCGTCTCGTGGAAAATCAATGGTGATCCAGCCTCCGTCACGCAGGTAGCGCAGGCCTTGTGAGATGCAGTCAACGAACTCGTCGTGTTCCGTCCCCTTGGGGAAGGAGCATATCTGGCTCACCATGCCCTCAGCCCATGCACGGACGTAACCCTTACGCTGGTCAGACTCGGGCACCCACACACGGCCAGCTTTGATGATGTTGGCCACAATGCTCAGGCGTTGGATCTTGTCGGCGCGGCCGGGGTTGTATGCGTGGACGGGTAGACCAGCCTGTTGCAAGTCCTGTATCAATGAGATGCCAGCCGACTTGTCCTCCACCAGCAAGAGGTCGACGCGCTTCTTCTCTTTGCCCTCGCCGTACACGACTTCGAACTCGTCGATTACTTTGGGGCGCAGTTGGGGGTAGGTGAGGTGGTCTTGCCAGCAGTCGATGACCATGACACACATCCCACCGTCGAGGGGCTTGAATACGCCCAGAGTAATGCAGCCAGTTGGATCGTTGTGGGTCTTGTCGCTAGTGGCACAGTCGTAAGACTGGATGATGTACTCGAACTTGGGGAAGGGCTTGTGTCCCGGCCAGAGGCGGAACCAGTCGCGCTTAACAATGCCCCCTTCTTCGGGGTCGATGATTTCTGCATGGATTTCCTGCCTTCCTAAGTTCGTGCCCTCGTACTGGAGAATCTGCTTCTGGAACGATGGCGCTAAGTTCTTGATGTTTGAATACGTCGAGGCGCGTGTGATCACCACATCATCCCCCTCGCGGCCAACCAGATCCATGATCAATGGCTTGGGCTTGGGCGTGGTGGTGACGATCACCTTCGTGCGCTTACCCAGCCGCACCGAGAACATGATCATGTCCCACGACTCTTGCAGGTAATCCCATGCGGCCAACTCGTCGCACCATGCGCCGTGCCACTGAGCACCACGGAAGCGGTCAGGCTCGCTCGCTGAGATGCCTTTGATCAATGAGCCATTCTTGAGATACAACTCATGCAGGCTCTTGTTGTAGCCGTCCGGTTCAACCAGTTCTTTGGGGATCACGGACAACAGACCTGACTCACCCTCAAAGCATGTGCCGCGGACGTCAGAACTTGTGGGCGCCGCCACCAGCCAGCGGGTGTTGGGGTTTTCCCATGCCCATTGACCGATAGTCTCGGCAGCCGTGCGTGTCTTACCTGCTCCGCGGCCAGCCAGCATCATCCAGATCGACCAATGATCGCCAGTCGGCTCGATCTGGTAGTCCATGGCCTTGTTGTAGTGCCAATCCATCCACCAGAGCCAAGCAGCCCTATCCTCAGCCGACATCTCGAGGAACTGCTCCTGAGTCTTCGGGTTCTCAAGGATGTCTTCAATTTTCATTGGCGTCTAACTGCTTCTTGAGTTTCACTGCCTTCTTCAACTCGTTGAACAGGTTCAAGTGAGTCTCAATGATGATCGGTGTATTGCCATCGCCCATGTGCTCGTGGCGGGCCAGCTTGGGAACGTGGTACTCAATCACGCTCTGAAACATGTCAAACGCCTTCGCCGGGTTGGGGGGAACAATGAACTCCCCCTTATCGTTGAGCACACCCCGAGCGACTTGGTCGAGCCATTCAGAGAGCCTGTGAGCGTTTCCGTCAACAAATGAGGCTATGGCCTGTCTTGCGTCAGAAGTCGCCTTGTTGGGCGTTCCACGCGCCCTGCCGCCTAATCTAACACCCATGATTACATCTCCTTCGCTAACTTCGGCTACTTTAGCCGTGTGACTGAATTTGCCCTTAGTTTAACTCGATGTTTATTTTTCTTGCAAATCAACGCATTTTGAGGGTGTTTATTTGATCCACGATCCATTGGGCATCATTACGCATTGCTTCAAATAGATGCCAGTCTTCTTTGTCTATCTTTCCTCCTGCGTTGTACATGTCATAGGCGTTCTCGTATACGCTACGCAGTCTTACGTTTATGCGCAGGCATACTTCCATGGGCAGGTGTACATCCCATAGCTTGGTGATTGCGTCCATTGCTTCTGTGAAGCTGTCGTCGCATCCAGTTGATGTGTAGATGCCGAAGACGTATTCGCCTTGATCGTTTACTTTTTCTTCGGTCGGGATTTCGTCGATTTCGAATTCAATTGCTTTGCTCATTTCTCACTCCTTTTGGTTGCGTTTTTGGATTCTTCTCTATGCTTGTTCAGTATCTCTTGTACTTTGTCCTCTACGGGGAAGACGTATTCGTGTAGGAACTGGGTGCTGAGTATTCTGTACATTGCCATGGAGCCAGCCCAGTTTCCTTGTTCGTCCTTCATGTTGTTGGCGGCGATTAGAAGTTGTTCTATGGAGTCTGGGTGAAACTTCATGTGTTCTTCTCCTCTTTGGAAAACGTGTCGATGCAAAGGCAGCCGCGCTCCATGCAAGCGGGATCAAGATCAGGGATGTGCTTGTTGATAGCCTCGGCAATCTTTTGGCGCAGCAAGCTTGGGCTTGCGTGAAACAACACCGCAATATCCATCAGATCCTCAACGAGTGGTTTGGATTGTTCGTATCTCATGTGTTCTTACTCCTTAACTTGGCTTCAATGGTTTTGGCAAAGTGAATGTCCGTGTGCTGATGAGAAGCCGCACACTCAGCCACAATCAAAACAATCTCCTCATCCGTAAGCCCTACCCATTGCCGCTGTGTGTTCTTATAAACCTGCGAATAAACCCTATTTCCCGTTGTCACAAATTCGTGACAAGGGGCGCACAATTCGCCAATAAACAGGCCTTCATGCGTCTGGTTTATGCAATCTTTAACAATGCACTTCATGTTTTACTTTCTTTGTCGATGATGCGCAGGCCGTTTGCTGCTGCCAGCATGGTGCGTTGAACAGTTTGAGACTCGACGCGCTTTGCCTGCGCCTCAAGATCAAGTGCAAGACCTATGCAGTCCACAGTCCCTACCCATGTGCGCTGTGGTGACAACATTTTTTGAACATCCCCACACATTACTTTGATTGCGTTGTAGCCTTCAGGATTATTGCTGTCTGCAAGTTCATAAGCCTCTTGCATAATCCTGATTCTGATGGGTTCAAAGTCTTTGTTGCTCATCCACCCCACAGGCTCCTGCACAGGTGCTGCAAGGGCTTGCTTAATGGCGGTGATGGCGTTTTCCTGCCGCTTTCTTTGACCTTGAAGGGCAGGCGCATAGTCAGAATCGTCTGGGGCAAGTTCTTTCAACGACCTAAGCGCCAGCTTCAATGCTTCGTCTTTAGTCATGCTGTTTCTCCTGTTGCTTTTGCTGAAACCGAATAGCGCGGTCATACCCAATTACAGCGCAAAGTTTTGCATTTAAATCGCCAGTTAAATTAAATGCTTGTTGATAGTGCCCAGTAATTGCCAATGCAAAACGATGCGAATCTTGAATTTTTTGACTTACGTTTGTATCTTCCAACGAGTTAATCAATGTTCGCTCACAGAAAAAGTAATCTGGGGCTTCGTCTTTAGTCATGTGTTCTTCTCCTTTTCAACTGGCCCATTAAACAGCGCCATGCCCAGCGATCCAAGCATGACCGCCTTCAACTCTTCGCGCTCCTCTTCTGGATATTCACTGGCGACCTCATCCATGATTTTCATAATGTTGGCGGCCACTTCTTTTGCTGGAATTGGTTTTGCGCTCATATGTTCTTCTCCTTGGAATTAATAAAACCGTTCATTGGGGTCTGCACGTTTTTCCCATTCGTCTTTTGCTTGCGCATAAAAATCAGGTGCGTGTTTCTTTAAATACCTTGATGCCGTTCTTTTCCAATGTGTACGATTGGCGACAGCTTTGAATATCACTTCGTTTGCTGTCAGCAATTGTTTCCATGCCTCAATCTGCTGAGTTTGTTGTGCCATCACAATGTCACGTTGAGCAGACGCTTGTTGGTACAAGGCGTACAAAGTTTCGATCCTTTGATTGTTCTGCGCAATAATTTCGTCTTTGGTCATGTGTTCTTCTCCTTTAGTTTGGCTTCGACGGCTCGGGCAATCTCAATTGTGTCAATACTGTATTTCCTAAACTGCAAAAGATTCCAAATTTCCTCCTCAGTCAAACCAACCCATTCACGCTGGGGCTTGATCTCCTTGAGTATCTGCTTGCCGAGATTCGATTGCTTCTCGATCTCGTTGAATGCTTCATCCATTTCGGGTGTCCAGTCGTCCATGTCTTACTCCTGTGAAGTTCCCATGATCCTATGCTCCTGAAAGCGTACGGTTTTCTTTAGTTTTAAGTTTTCCTCTTTGAGTCTTTCCACTTCGCTTTGCAGTCGGTTTAACCGGCTTGACGCTTGGTCGATCCAGTCTTTCACTTCTTGCGGCATCTCGTAGAGCCTTTCTGGCGGCTTTTTCTGCGGCTCGCTCTTCTTGGCGGATACGCTCTTCTGCTTCAGCGAAACGGTGGACTTTACGGGAAGTTCCTGTTTTTTCAGCGGCATGTTTTGCCTCCTTTAAGTATTGGTCGGGGTCTGACAACCCCATGAATGGATTGACAGACACTGTGTTCATTGACGTTGTGAGGGTATGCGGTTGCGGATGACTTCACCCAATTCTTCAATGTTGACGCATTCGTCGGCCAGCTTGGCGCACTCTTCACGCTCAATCATGATGGCCCTCTTGGTTGTTTCAATGGCTATGGTCATGATCTCTGCCTTAGCCAGCGCCAGCGCATCGTCGAATTCTTGCTGTGTGAAGAACTTGACGGCGCCGTTATTGCCAAGTAGGGATCGAGCCAATGGGCTGAGTTCTTTTTTCATAGCGGTGCTTCCTCAAAGTTGTCCGGGTTGAACTTAGGTTCGCCCGGTTTGCTGGGCGGTAGTTGGGTTGGAAAAGGCCACATTATTTCTTCTCCGGTGGTGGTGGGATCATAGTCTCGCTTGGTGGAACCCAGCCGAACTTACGCCAGATTGTCTGCACATCGCTGCCCGACTTCCATTTGAAGTCTGGTGGGGGCATGCAAATCTTTGAGTGGGGTGGTAATGGTGTAATCATTCTGCTCTCTCCATTTGACGTTCTTGCTCTTTCTCGGACAACTGGCAACCGATCTCGTATGCCAAGTGTTCGATTGTTTCGGCGTCCAGAATCTTGATGACGTTAACGCCCTTGTACAAAACTTCTTCAATCACCACGTCAGCGGTGTAGGTTGCGAAATCCAGTTTGGTTTCGTATTCAACTACCACGGTGTCGTGGTTCAGTTCCATTTGAATTTTCATGGTGCTCTCCTTACCAATTTGATTCGATGGTTTTCAACATGTCTGCGACTTGTTCAGATATGTCGGTGAATGCCTCGAGCACGTCAGCATCAACGTGGCCGTTGTCTTTGTGGTTGGCGTAGTCGCCTTGAATCAAGATGCGATCGCCTGCCCAGCGCCCGATCATTGGGTGCTTAGGAAAGTCGCCGCCTCCTCTGCCGTTGCTGTTGGCCAACAAGGCAAACAACGCTGTGCTTGTGCTGCCGATGTGACCGACCTGCTCGTACAGCTTCAACCCGTTGTCGATGCTGTGCGGGTTAATGCGTTCTTTTTTGTCTAGGTTGTAGACCTCGTGATACTGACCCATAGCTGTCTCCTTAGCTGATGTGAACGATGGTGAAGTGGTCGCGCATGAATTGAACTGGGCTGTTGAACACCTCGTCCATGTATTGCTTGGCCACAAAGCCACCAAGAATCATGTTGTAGCAATCACGCTTGGCCATGTAATAGTCGTAGTTACGTTCACCTTCACGGAAGTTCGACCATTGGTTTTGATTGGCAAAGCGCTCAATATCGTCCTGAAGGCTGTTCTCAGAGTAATAAGCCTTGAAGCCGTTTAGGTCGTAATGGGCGATGAAACCAGAGCAAAGGTTCAAGAACTTGTAGCCGGTGTTGTTCAGCTTATTGATGTCTTTGCAGGCGGCCAGCACGTTCTTGGCAATCAGGCGTTTTTGGTTTTCGGTCAATGGTGTCATGATGTAGTCCAGTTAAACTGGGGCCGAAGCCCCGGGTTGATTAGCGGCTGGTGGTTTTGATAGAGAACACAGCGGTGGTCTTGGTGAACTTGTTGTAAAAGTCCTCGCCCATGGCGCTGATGAATGCGTCCTTGTCGAACACAGTGCGGTTGCATTCGGTGTATGTGCACTTGAACAAAGCACCCTCAAACACTTTGGTTTCGCCGTTGATTGCAACATCCTTCATTGCATCTTTGATCTTGTCGGCTTGCTTGGTCAGCGTGGCGATCTGCGCCAACAAGGTGCCGAGTTCGTCCGCGGAAGAAGGGGTGGTGGTGATAACTGTCATTTCGTTCTCCTAAACCTGCAACATCGCAGTGAGGAGAATTTTAACAACAAGTTAAAGAGCTTGTAAATAGATACCCGACTAAGTTGTAGGGTTAATTATTTTGCATGTACTCGATCAGGTCGTGGATCGTCCGGTTGAGTGCATCGTTCTCATCCATCTTGGCTATGGCCCACGCACGTTTCTGGCCGTGCCAGCCCATGAGACTGCCTTGGTGGCAGGACTTGCACAGAGCCACCACGGTGTACTGGTTGCCCTGCTTTGTGTGGTGGGCATCCGATGGGCCTTCCTGACCGCATACCGAGCAGGGAAGGCACTTGATCATGGCCACATAGGCACGTTCTCTGGCGTTCAGTTTGTTGTTCATGCCACGTTCCTATCCATGGCGCGATTGCTTGCTTCCGTTGATCGCCACACATCAATTCGAGCCTGTGCTGCCACTATGTGCCAACGTAAGCCTTCTGCGACCTCTGTGGCCGTTTTAATGGCCTTTAAGAGTTCTATGTACTCCGAGTCTGCATACGCTTCCATTTCCGCGGCTGCAACCGATTTAGCCCCATTGACGATGGCTGTCTTCATGAGCAGGGCTTTCTTGCTCTTGCGGAACTCTTCGAGGTACGTCAGTTCGGCCTTTGCTTGTGCGTATTTGGCGCCGTTCGAGTAGATGTACTCGATGGCCTTAAGGGGGTTGATGTCAGCGTGGTTCATGAAAACCTCGCAATCAATGCCGCATCAGCCAACGCTTGGCCCTTTGCTTTTGTTCCAAGGTCTTTCCATGTTGGCCACAACTGGATCGCCCTTGAACGTGCGGCGTCCTTGTCCTTGCCAATCAGCCCTGCGGCCTTTTTCCAAGCTTGGGGCGATGTTAAGGTGCTAGGCAGTCCCATAGCCCCGATAACGCCCATTACAGTCCCGCAGGAGTGGCCAAAGTTGAACATTGAGGTCACACCCTGTCCGGGCATTGCATGCACCTGCTCAATGTATACATGGGTGGCACAGCACGATGCAATAAAGTCGTACAGCGCAGCCGCATTGACTCGAGTGGCCATGCCGACTTTGTAGGTGGGCATGGCAGTCCATTCAATGGGCTGGCCGTCCTCCAACAGAACGATGGCGCCAGATGCGCCGCAGTCAATTCCAATGACTCTCATGCTTCACCTCTTGCTCGGATGGTCAAAACAGCGTTTAAATAGTAGTTATGTCGGCTTGATGCTATTTCGTGCATTTTCAGAAGTTCACCAAAAATGCGCTCACGCTCATGCTGTGCTACCAGTTTGGCAAACTTTACAGGGTCTAATTCACCAGCAACATAGTCACCATTGTTTTCAATAACCAAGGCTTGGTCATATAGTTTTGCAATTTGTTCGTCAGTCATGCTTCACCTCCTTCGGGAGTCCGTTGGCCTCTTGCTCGGATTGCGTTTGCAATGCTCCATGCCGCACCGTTTTGTGGCGGGTTTGATAAAAGCATGGTGTAGTCATACAGTCGTTTATCTGCTTCTTTTGCACACGCCTCACGTTCATGCTGTGCTACCAGTTTGGCAAAGGCTTTAAGATCATCATCATAAATACCGTCACAATATTCTGAGAAAAACTTATCAGTGCGCCGTTTTATGCCAACCTGTCTAGCCATCTCAATAATTTGTTCGTCAGTCATACTTTCATCTCCTTAACAACTTCTACCGTGTCCCAGCGTTCGCATGACACACGCATCACACGAGCCATTGTTTCGCCCTTAGCCGCCAAAGCAGTTGTTTTCTTGGCGACTTCCATGGGGTTGTCCCCCTTAGCAACTAAACGCCATTCTTTCGCCAGCGGCGTCTTTGTTTGGCCAACGTATTGATTCATTTCTTCCCCTTCAATTCAAACTGTGGGCAACGCTGTAGATGGAATCTCAGCGGTGGAATCGGCTTGCCCTTCTTGTCCTTCACGAATAGGCAATCACGTCCACTCAAGCCCTTGCATTCAAAGCACACACGGCGGTCATCCAATGGATTAGTCGATCCGCGGTTTTCACGGTCACGCACCATCATGTGATAGGCCAACTCTGTGGCCTCTTCTGGCGGGCATCCAGCGGCAACAAAGGCAGCCTTGCGCCGCCCCATCACCAAATAATCCATCTCTTCTGATTCGCTCATTCAATCTCCTAAATACCCTATGGTGGGCATAGAGATTGTAACATCAAGTTAAAGCGTAAGGGATGACCGTGATTAAAGATTTTTCTCGGTCGATGTCTATCGTGCCCTCACAGGCGATGTTCCAGTCGTCACCATCACGCTCTGAGTGGCAGACAACCATGATGGTCACTTCTTTGCACAGGTATTCTTTTTTATCAACGAACACACGCCAAGCGTGATCTGGAGTACCCCTGCCCGGTTGACCTCGAGACTTGTTGAACCTGATTTGAATGTGTGCCATCAGATCACCTCAGCTTGTGGTGGTGGGTTGGGGTTTTGCATCACGCCAAGATTCATGTGAATGAACTCGGTTGGTTGTTCAGACTGGTTGCGAGAGAAGCTGTGCGGCAGCCAAGAATTCGTGAGCACTAAGTCGCCGGGTGAGAACGTAAACACCACCGAGTTCGACGCAGCCGTGTATTTCGATGGATCACTTTCTCCGATGCTTGCATACACCTTCGCATGGCGGGGATCATGAAGCGTCATCGTGCATCCACCTTCGGGCACAGTTAAAAAGTAAAACGCCGTGACTTGAGTCTGCGAGTGAAGGTGTTGCTCCATCCCAGAATTCTGGTTGTGCCGTTGCATCCACATCTCCGTGAAGAACGTCACCAAGGGCGTCATGTTGTAGCCCTGCGAATTTAAGACGTTCCAAGCGGTCTGGGAGACGTATTGCGCAAATGGCTGTACCTCGGGGTCAAGGGACATGTTTGCGCCCATCTGAATGTCGTGTATGGCGTTGCGCGGGCCATCGACAAAGTTCTTGTAGGCAGACGCCTTGACGATGTCTAGGTACTCTGGCTTCTTAACCAAGTAAACCGAAGACGCAAAGTAACCAACCTCATCCAGCTTGTCCATAACCACTCCTGTTGTTGCTCAAAGATTGTAACAACAGATTACAGCAAATTCGTGACGCACCACGAGTCTTTGATTGATTATTGTTTACTTACTAATCCCTTATTTTTTTCTTATTCTTCACTTACTGGGTACTTTGCTGCTCCGAGGTGGACAGGCCCAGCCCTCCTGCGAGGGATAAGCCTTAACAGATTCTGCTCGTCGGAGTATCTGACCCGTCAGCCGTTCGATGCTAGGGCGCTAACTTCGCCACCCATACCCCTGTCTCAGCATCTTTCCCGTAGTGGGGGTGTCCCTGAATCGCTACCGCCAGTGCGCGTCCGATTCAGCGGGTAAGGCCACAAAGCAAAAAACCCATTGGTGAACGAGCTTTAGGCTTGGTTGCCGCATAAGAGCCTGCGTAGACAGGACATCCCAGCTTTGACGAAGCCCGCTCACCAATGGGTTTGCGGTTGCGTTTCTACGAACTACAACGGGTTACCAATCCGTTGATGGTTTGGATTATACACAGATAAAACTGTTGTCAACAACTTTTTTTAGGTGGGGTACTCGCTGCGTCTAGTGTCTCTTTATGTGCCCTGTCTAGAACAAGTAACCAGCATCCGCTTTCCCCCTAAATTGGTCGGGTCGTCTGGAGTCGAACCAGATAGACTTCTAACACACCCTGCTGTTTATTACGCACTCTAGAAGTTGCCGTTCAAGCAAGTAGCCACAGAAGAAGTTTTGCACCCAATGTGCAATCGTGCCACCACATCACGCTTCAACCCGAAAATATTGTTGGTGTGTGCATCGCAGGGTGTATCTGCACACGGCGACCCTTTCAGCTTTCGCTTACTCGCCCCCAACCCATTACCAACACGACTTAGGACTAATCATGGATGAACCCATATAAGCGTCAATCCTAATGCGTGTTGGTGTTGGTGGCTCACATAAAGCAGTGTTACCTAGGGGAATAGAAGATGAATTGACTCCACCGGCGCTAACCCGATGCACCACCAACAAAAAAATTATATCTCCATTATTTTGGCCACTACAGCAAACAGCCCGTTGTTTTTATGCAAATCGTTCGCATCCCAACCCTTCTCATCGGCCATGACGTAAGGCTTGCCAGTCTCCTTAGCAGTTGCCTCACCCACGCCCGACTCGTCGTTGTCAGCAAAAATTTTGACAGAGCCTTGCAGCTTCTCAGCAACCGACTTCATGTTGTTCGCAGAAAAACAAACAACAACCGCATCTTGGTGGCCAATCGATCTTAAAGCTTTCAAGAGCGACAAACCCGTTGCATAGCCCTCTACAAGCCATGCCCCTTGGTTCCGCGGCCCCATCCACATAACTGCATCTTTCGCCCGCATACCAAAGATCATTTTCTTGTGGTACTTGCGCTCATGGTCATCCCACCAGATCGTCTGGACGCCTTGCAAATCATTCGTGATGACGTTGCGCATCGGAACCATTAACCGGTCTTCTAGGACAAGTCCCATTTCGTCCGGCAAGCCCTTCATCTCGAGGTATGAATGGGAACGGCGATCGGCGTGTTTAAGCAACTCCATAGCGCGTTCTACGGCCTTTTGTTGCTCAGACTGACGCCTCTGTGCCTCGTGCTGCCTTTGGCGCTTCCAAGCGTCTTTATCGGCGTCTGTCCATGGCTTCGCGTTGGGGTCTTGATACCACTCAACTCGAGCACCTTCAGACCAGTTAAAAACCCAACCACGCTGGCCATCCCAAAAGTAAGCACCGTTGGTCGACCGGGGTTTGTCAACCGTCCCGCACCGGCGAATGCGCTCGGACGCAAACAACCGGTCGGGGTTGATCTCCACCCCATGGGCACGGGCAAAGTCAATGAAACTCATTTGTCACCTCGCTCTTTCAACATTTCGAGGAACACGTTTACATCACTTTTTTTCTGGTTTCCCTTCTTCCACTTCATGTTCATCTGCGTGATCTTGTTTTTAACGGCCGGTGTAATTTCAACTTGCGGAGCCGTACTGAACTGCCACGTCGTTTCTTGCCCCGTAATATCTTTATACAAGTGCCAAGCACGACCAGACTGCTTCTCAGGAGCGCTGTGCATCCGCGCATAACTGCATAACTGATGCCAAAGATGCCTCGCATCGTCTGCAAGTTTCTTTCGATTCTTGCCTTCGCCAATGAAGATCTCTTTCATCTCCCCCGGACGTTGTTCGATCAATGCTTGCGGCTTCTTCTCAAAACCACACGCCATGCAGCGCTTCGTAAACGGCTTGTACCCACACCGCGGGCAACCCTTCAGTTCGTAGTCATCATCCTTACGGATCTTCTTGTCCAGCTTCTCACCAGAATCCAACTGGGCCAGACCATTGAAAAAGATCTCGGTGTAGTCCTCGGCAAACCGGATGATGTTGCCCGAGAAGTCCAGCAAGATGCAGTCGGTCTTACCAGTCTCAGGCGATGAACGAAGTCCACGACCCCACATCTGAATGGCCGTCGACAACGACTTACGCAAAGGCCTTGCATCACATACACAACCGACGTCAGGCACGTCAAAACCTTTTGCCAAGGCCTCGACACTGATCAAGACCTTCAGCATGCTGTTGGGCTTCCTGTACTCTTTCAACAGTAGTTCACGTTCGGCGGCAGTTGTCTCCGAAGTAAACACCGCGGCCATGATGCCGTGGCGGGTGAACTCAGAGGCCAGTTGTTTGCAGTGAGCAATCGTCGCACCAAACACAATCGTCTTGCGGCGCTCAGAATAGCGAATCCACTCCGAAACCACATCCCCGACGATCTCCATGCCACGCTCGGCAGCCGCAACGTCAGTCCACTCACCGCCAGCGGTCTTAGCGCCGGTCATATCGGGCTTTGTGCAAGAGAAAACACGCATGGGCACCAACACCCCTGACTTTGTCAGTTCGTTCATTGTGGTGGCGTTAATCAGGTTTGAGAATATCTTTCCCAGACCCGGCGAGAACGGCGTTGCAGACAGACCGATCACAGCCGCCCCAGTTGACATGGCGTACTCAGTCCAGACCTTCAACTGAGTGTGAGCCTCGTCAACCACCAGCACATCCAACTGTGGCCAGTACTCACGCTTGGCGATGGTCTGTGCTGAGGCGATCTGGAGCAACTGGTGAGGCTGGCGCCTCCAATGATCCGCTTGAATCACGCCGTGTTCGGTCAGCCCATAGTTGTCGGCAGCGGCTGATGTCTGGTTGATCAGCGTGGTGCGGTCACACAAAAACACAGCACGTTTGCCTTTTTGCATGGCCTCGTTGCAGATACGCAAGCCGAGGTAAGTCTTTCCAGCCCCGGTGGGGGCCATGATCAACTGGTTCTTGTGGCCATCACGGAACCCTTGGCGAAGGGCTTGATGGGCGGCAGATTGGAACGGGCGTGGTTCAGGGAATGTAGTTCCATCATCACACCCACTTGGTGCTAGGACGTTGGTCATTTTTTAACTTTGTCGAGTTGTCGTTGGAGGGATTTGACCATCTTGGTCAGTTCGGTGTTGGTGTTAACCAAACCATTGTTTGTGATCTTGAGGTGGTGAATCTCAAGCAGGGATTGCTTCAGAAGTTTAGCGGTCTCTTCCAACACGTCATCAGCCTCGAAGGCTTCTTGCATGAACTCCAAGAATTCATTGTGCGCACGTTCAGAAGCACGAATCTCTTCGTCTGAGGGGCCGAAATCGTCCAGTTTAACTGGATCGTCAGTTTCAGTTGAGTCCAGTTTAACTGGGGCCTTGGCCTTCTTTTCGATATGCTTTTGCATATTCTTGGCTTGCTTGGCCTTGACTTCAGGATTGCGGATGGCGGCCACAAACGTGTCAGAGACTTCGCAAGCTATCGCAATTTTGATGTTGCTCAACAAACACCATTCAGCGTCATTCAACATAGTCTGAACGCATATGCGCTTGTCTTCGTTGGTGCGACGCAATCCATGATTTTGATTGGCCTTGAGCGCATACAAAATTGCTTCTCGGACAGAGCCAAATCTTACTTCGCAGTCAAGCGTCATGATCTTGGCGGCCTCGGTTGCATGGTAGCGGTGGAACCCGTCAGCCAGCCAGTAATTTACGCCATCAAAGAACACAACGCATGGAACAAACTGTGCGCCCCCACGGAACGCTTCAGCGTATTCCTTCACCAAGTCCATATTGATGGAGGCACGCATCTGTGTTCCACCGTCAATACGAATTTCACTAAGTTTCAATCTTTCCATTTTGATCTCCTAAAACACCCAAAAGCGGGCCACTATTTAACCCCAGAGGTCGGGGCGCAATTCTTCTTTTGTTACCAGTCCGCTTGTAGCGGCTTCAATTTTTCGTGCTAACGCTGGTGAGGCTTGACGGCGCATCGCAATCAAGAGCGCCAGCCACGTTGTTGTGATCCCAAGGTACTCAGCCATCTCTGACTTCGCCCCCCGGACATCGCTGTCAAAGTATTCTTTTAATGTCATAACAAACTCCCAAAGCCCGATTCTACACAAACTTCACGTTACAAGAAAACAACATCAAGAAAAAATAATTTGCAAGAAGTGTTTACAACTTGCTTTAATTTGATGTTAGAATTTCATCACGTTCAATTCGAACGGTTTAGCGCAGAGAGTTCTGCATTTAGGAGTGAATCATGAAGTTGCCAGTTTACATTTTCTTGTCCACCTACGCTTCAGTAGGCATCGACAACCTCGAAGACGCCAAGCCCGGCGATCTGATCCTTACCAACTTACGCGACTGGAACCCCGACTATCTTTTGGTCGGCGAGTCTGTCGTTGATGTTGACTTCCGCAAGAAGAGCGACATTGCCGCCGACATGGTGACCAACATCTTGAAGAAGAAGTCTGACCTCGAAAAAGACTACGAGGCCAAGATGCGCAAGATTGACGACCAACTGGCAAACATGCTGGCGATCACCTATGAAGCGTAACTACACCCCCTACGAACGTGTGATGTTCGTCGTTTACTTAGCGGCGTTCATCGTTTTATTTCTTGACCTTTTTCTATGGAGAAAATTATGAGCTTTTTTGTTGAAGACCGCGGTGGTTCTTTTGAGTCCACCCCTCCCGGCATGCACCTCGCACGGTGCTACCGCATCGTTGACCTTGGCACTCAGAAAACCGAGTACATGGGCCAAGTCAAGTTCCTGCACAAGATCATGCTGGGTTGGGAAATCCACGGCACAGACGACTCAGGAAAAGAGATCAAGATGCGTGACGGCCGTCCGTTTGCCATCTTTAAGAACTACACGCTGTCATGGAGCGATAAGGCCAATTTAAGGCTTGATTTGCAGTCGTGGCGGGGTAAGCCCTTCTCTAATGAAGAAATGCGCCGCTTTGACCTTAAAAACGTCCTTGGCGCGTGGTGCATGTTGAACGTGATCGAACGTGCTGGCCAAGACGGAAAGATGTATGTGAACGTGAGCGGCGTGAGTCCAGTTCCATCCATGATCAAACAAGCTGGTCTACCCCAAGGCGTGAACCCCAACGAGATTTTTAATCTCGAGGATCCTGACATGGACTTGTTTGCCAAGTTCAGCGAACACCTCAAGAAGAAGATTGAAGCCTCGCCTGAGTGGCAACGCCTTGGCATCAAGGAAGCGCCCCCAGAAGCCCCGCCTGAGCCAATGACAACTGGCTTTGTCGACGACATTCCGTTCTAAGGAGACATCATGTTTATTTCTAATGCACAAAAAGAAAACATCAAGATGGAAATCATCTCGCTCAAGGCGCGAATCAACGTGCAAGAGAAGGCCATGGAAGAGGCGGCCACAATCATTCGGTTGTTGAACAACAAAATCGAGTCTTTTGACAAGGGCGAGAAGAAAACGGGCTGGAGCCTTGAGAACCGCAAAGCCCAATCTGATCGCATTAAAGCCATGTGGGCCAAGAAGAAGGGGGCTTGAGATGGGGGTCGCAACAGCAGTGGCCATCTCGGCCGCTACTTCGGCCAGCATTACGGCACAGCATGCAGCGGAGGCTGCATCCCGCGCTGAGTGCATAGCCTTTGTGCCTACTTACCAACATGCAGGCGCTACGTTGGAGCAAATCCATTACTACGCCTATTGCGCACAGAAGCTGTACCCAGAGCCGCATGATTCAGACCGTGACATCATCATCATGCTCAAGGTGGCCTTGATCTTGATTTTCATTGGTGCTGGTGTAGGCGGCTACTTGGGCCGAGACACCTCTGAAGGCCCAGTTGAATATGCTTTTATGACAGCCGGTTTGGTGCTTTTGGCTGAGTTCATTTTGGCCGTTATTGTGGTGGCCTTGGCTTTTATATTTTTAGGATAATCAATGACAACAATTATTGCAAGAGCGGGAGAGCAAACGCACTGGTACGACCAAAAGGGCGCCCCTGCCTACACGGTCAAGGCCAAGGACGGCTCAGACCGGCCTACAACGCTCAGGGACGCACGAAAGATGAATCTGGTGCCCTCGGTCACCACGATCTTAAAAGTCGCCGCAAAGCCCGCTTTAGAGGCTTGGAAGATGGAGCAGATGCTGTTAGCGGCTATGACCCTTCCACAGCTTCCAAACGAGCCGGAAGTTCACTTTGTTCAGCGGATCATCCAAGACTCCAAGGAAACCGCCAAACGCGCCGCAGAGCGTGGTACGCGCATCCATGAGTCGATTGAGAAATACTTCTTGGGCGGCCATCAGGTTGAGCACGAAGACATGGCGAAGGCTTTTGACGAGAAGGTCACCAAGCACTTCAAACTCAAATCATTGACGCCGTGGATTGTTGAGAGTTCGTTTACTGACCCTATGGGGTTCGGCGGTAAGGTTGACCTCTACACAGGGATCGATGCCACCAGCCCCACAGGGATCGTATTGGACGCCAAGACAAAGGACTTTGACTACGACGATGACGTGCCCGCATACGATGAGAATCTCATGCAACTGGCCGCCTATCGTTATGGGTTGAAGTTGCCCTTCGCACGTTGCGCAAACGTGTTTGTGTCAGTCAAACGCCCCGGCTTAATTAAAATTCATGAGTGGGACGAGGCCGACCTCATACGCGGTTGGTCGATGTTCCAGAATTTATTGGCCTATTGGAAATTAAAAAATAAGTTTGGAGAATGAAATGTTAAGCGAAGAGAAAATCAAACAGTTGTACTTCAGTACCGATGAGCGCATGCCCGGAGCATTGGTGGCCGAAGAAGTTGATCTGATTGCGTTTGCGCATGAGATCGAAAAAGAAGTTGCCTTGGACTACGCCCGCAAAGAGCGTAACGCCTGCATTGAGTTTGTGGCTAGTCTGAACCCAGAGGTTGCCAAGAAGCTTGGTGAGAAGCGGGGCGGGATGTAAGAAAAAGACCTCCCCCAACACTGGGGGAGGGAAATCACCGGGGAGACAGCCGATGATCGAATGGATTCTTAAAAGCCTGTTGGTATGGCTAATTGCCTACCTGCTGTTGCCACTTCTTTTCCTAATAATCACATAGGAAAATTCATGCTTTCGGGTGTGTATGCTTTTTTCACAATGCCTGTGGCTTTAGCATACAACTCGTGAGCCTGTTCTGGGTGATCATGAACCCATTGAATAGGCATCCCAATGGCTGTTGCCAAAATAGGCAAAGGGATTGAGGCGGCAGCCATTGTTCCCGCAATCAAAGCACCAGTCTTGTCGCCTGCGTTATAGCGGTTGTAAGCATCCATGGCTTGCAAACCAGCGCCAGCATAGGGTATTACCTTCCCAGCGGTTCCAAGAGCGCCTGCCACGCGTGTAGCAGTATTTGCCTTTGCACCCAATGCCGCATCTTTCAATGCTTGTTGGGCAACAGTTTCTTCAGCCGTTGCTGCTGGCACCGCAACACCGCTTGGTGTGGATGACATAGGGCCAGCTTTAACAACTGGATTGCCTTTTGCATCAACCAGACCGCGAGATTGCAACTCATGCAGTATTTCTTGACCCTCTTGACCAGCTTGCGATAAACGGCTTGTCTCGGCGTTGAATGCCATACGAGCACGTCCAGTTGTACCAGTCTCTGGATCAATAGAACCATTCAGAATACGAGCCGTTTGATCTGGTGTTGGCATCAAAGAAGGTTTGGCAGCAGAAGCAATCTTGGCCGCTGAACCTTGTGGAACGCCAAACGCCTTTTCAACCATAGGAGTGAATCTGCTGGATGAGATGGTTTTTGCGCTGGGCAAGGTTGGTGTCATTCCCGCGCCAGATCGACCATACCCCAACAAACCACCAGCCCCTGCGGCTATGGCAATTGTTGGGTCTTGATAGGTGTGCTCATACGGCTCAGGCTCATCCAACATTGCATAAATGTTTTTCTCAGGTTCGCCTTCTTGTTGAGTAGGCTCTTCAGCCTCCAAATAAGCATTTGCGGCATTTTCAGCTTGTTTCTCTAGGTCAGCCATCATTGCGCCTCTTTAAAGCTGTTTAAGTGTTTTTCAGCACGTTTTTGTGCAATCTTGTCGAATTTGGCTTTGGTATTGGCCATGTCTTCAGACTGCATATAAATGTCATGCAATGGAGTCAAACTATTTTGATCAGTTCGTTTCAATCCATTGGCATACGCCTGATGTAGTTCTTGGGACATTTGGAACAGGTCTTTGTTTTGCTTCAGAGCAGCTAATGCAGCGCTGCCAGTATTACGCATCACAGGTTCTTGTTGCATGGCCAAAGTCATCTTGTCAGCACCGGCATTCTCTGGGTTAATGCCTCGGGCCACCATTGAGAAATAACCGCTGGTGGCTATTTTCTGCGCCAGCATGTCCGCATAAGCTTGATCTTTTGGATCAATCTTTGCATTCAGCCATGCTTCAACTGGAACATTCAAGTGAGCACCATACGGGCCAATTTGAATACCAATCCCAGCTTGGCCAGCAGCGGCTAGTGGGCCAGCTTGACGCACAACATTAAAAACTTTTCTAGCTAATTCTGGGCGCTGTTGAATTGCCTGAATTGCTTCATTAGTTGAACTATTAGCCAAATGAAACAATGCAGGCCTGTTCAAATACGATAAGGAATCGTATTCATCCTTGCGTGGTTTTTCTACGGCCGCGGCTTTGTCTTTGGCTGCGTTTCTCACAAACTCATAGTCGCTTGGATTGACCTTGGAAAGATCAGGCATTGGAACAGTTGCCGAAAAGATTGTTGGTTTTTTCGGTTCTTGTGGTGCTTGCGCTGTAGCCTGATCGCCAAACTTGACAAGACTGTTTGGGTCAAGTCCGTTGTTCCACAGATTGCCCTCTTCTTTGGCTTTCAAGGCGCCTACAGACATATTTTTGTTGTAGCCATTTGCCGCCAACACTTTGTCAGAAAGTAGATCGCCAAGCTTGGCTTTGGGATCGGCTTGCAACAGTTTTGCGCCATCATCAGCACCAAAGTGCCACATCATGCGGTGGTTCAATGCTGTAGGATCAATGTTGGCATTTGCCATGGCGCTGTGATGGTCGCCAAGCAACGCATAGTCATACGCTTGGGTGACGTTTGCATCTTTGCCGTATTGATCAGGCGTGGCACTCATGTTGTACTTGTCATGAATGCCTTCACGCGTCTTTTGCGTCATTTGACCGGGGCCAATGGCACTGGAAGTTTTGCTAGGCGCTCCAGTGGGGCTTTCAATGTTGTGGTTGGCATCAATCCATGCCTGCGCATTTGTAGCGTTCTGGGCTGGTTGAGTAGCCACGCTGGGTTGGGGTGCAGCAGGTGTTGGGTTTGCTTCTGTAGCCGGTGTTGGCGGCAGTGTGTTGAATCTTTGAGCATAAGGTGATTGCTCATACAACGCTGCAAGTCGAGCGTTATAAGTCGGCTGGTCAATAGTATGCGCCGCCAATTGTTTGCTCAGAATGTCGACTGCCTGAGATTGCGCTTGCAAATCTTGGCCTTGTTGTTTTTGAGCAAAGTCCAAAGCTTTACCAGCCGCTAATACTCGAGGCGTATTAGGTGAAATAGACGCAGCATGCTCATAAACATCCTTTGGAATTGGCTGTCCGGGATGTTCTTGTTGCCAACTATCAAGATAGTCAGCGGCTTTTTTGTTCTGGCCCATAACAGCGCTTTGAACACCCAATTGTGCCCGCATTTGAGCAAGCGGAATGGCCAAACGACGTTGTTGCTCAATGTTTTCACCTTGAGCTTCCGCAGCACTACCCAAAGAGGCTACAAAACCACCCAATTGAGGTTTGGCAAAACCAGCAGCAATCTTGAACCAGTTTGGCTGTTGATAACGCGCCTCAAGATCATCGAGGGTCTTTTGAATGGCATCAATATTTTTGCCGTATTCGTCGCCCAAACCTTCGGGATTTAAGTTGGAAAGGTTGGGGAACCCAGAAGCCATGTTTTGCTGTTCTTGACCCATGTCTTATCTCCGATATGTGGGCAAACCGCCCATGTGACTTGCGGATGCGCAACCAAAGTTGATCAATTTGTCAGCCTTGACAGTGCCGCCCTTAGCAGACAAATCGCCCCAATCAAATGTAGCGCCAGTGTTCTTGCAAATTGATGGATTGCACACGCAACTGTTGATGTATTTACATCCAGTTCCGCCACCATTTCCACCAGTTAATTTGGAAAAAGACTTGCCAATTTGCGAGATCAAACTTGGGCCAGTACCGCACTTGCCAGTGCCGCCAAACAAACCAGCAGCAGTTGAGCCAACGCTGGCCAAGCCAGACAAGGGCGACATGCACATCGTTTGTTTCGTCGATGTAGGAACGGTGTAGCCCTTCAACAAGTTCGAAATGTTCGACAGCTTGGTCAGTGGGTAGCACTGTTGGTTTTGCAGGATGGTCTGTTGTTGGCCACCCAGCGTAGACAAAGCATTGATGCAAGCCAGATTCTGCGTTGCAGCCTGACCAGCCAGAGTGCCCATACCAAGGCCAGCAGCCTGACGTGCAGCCGCTTGTTGAGCCGCCAAGTTGCCAGACGTTTGACCTGCTTGCAACAGATTCGTGTTGAAGGCGTTTTGAGCGCCAGCAGCGGTATTTCCCAACCCGGCAGCAATTTGGTTTGCCGCGGTTTGTTGGCCACCAAGTGTGCTGCCTGCGTTGATCAGGTTTTGCATTTGTGCCGAGGTCAAAGTTCCGGCTGTTTGGCCCAAAGTTCCAAGCAAACCTTGTTGCTGTTGAGCCAACGAACCAGCAGTTTGACCAGCAGTCAATGCAGTACCAGCGCACTTCGAAGCAGCGCAAGCGGCCGTACCAGCCAACTGGCCCAACAACGCTTGTTGCGACTGACCCAAGTTGCCAGCAGTTCCGCCCAGTTGACCCAGCAAACTTTGTTGCGCACCGGCAGCCGTCAATGCCTGACCGTAGCCTTGGCTTTCCATGCCAGCAATCGTGTTGTTTAGGCACTGCATGGCGTTGGCTTCAACCTGACCCAATACTTGGGCGCCACGTTGAGAGCCAAACTGACCAGAGCCTACAGCAGCAGCAGTAGCTTGAGGGGCCAAGTTCTGCTGAATGTTCCGCATGGCGATGTCAGACACGTTCTGCACTTGATTCTTCAAGTACGGATTCATGTAGCACTGAGCCAATTGACCGGGGTTATTTGTTGCGGCTTGTTGCAAGTAAGGGCTGGCAGCGCACAGACCACCGCGGGAAGCGGCTTGGTTGATCAAAGGCTGTGCAGCACCAACGATGTTGGCGTTCGTGCCTTTGTTCAGATAACCTTGTGCGGCACACAAACCACCCTGAGAAGCGGCGGCTTGGATGTAAGGGTTAGCGGCACCAGTTGCGCACAGAGAGGCGCCTTGGTTAACGTAAGGGCTGGCGACTTGAGTGCCGCTTGTGGCCAACGCTTGGTTGGCGTAGGGCTGCATGGCGCCCAGACCGCTGTTTTGAGTACCTGCTTGAATGTAACCAGCGCCAGCACCAGTGATATTGGTATTAGCAGCGCATCCCAAAAGGTTTTGGCCTTGCTGGAAGTTGCCTTGCTGCGCACCAAAGTTCTGTCCAACGGCGTTAAATGCTTGATTCTGAAGGGGTTGAGCGCCAACGAACTGACCGCCACTTGGCCCAGTTTGATTGATGCCCTGCGTAGCAAGGCAAGAAAGGTATTTGTTGTAATAACACGGCGCTGTCGTTGCCGTGTTTTGTGAACTTTGCAGGAGGTTGGCCATTTTTTAACCTTTCGCCATTCTGAGGTAATCAAGCGGGCTTTTCGCCTTGGGTGGAATCTTGTTGACAGGCGCAGACCGCTTGTGCTCTCGCAACTCTTCACGCATTTTATCCAGCAACTTCGATCCTGTCTTGTTGTCACCACCACCTAAAGCGCTAACAAATGCAGCCGGTAGCACATATTCACCGTCCGCAATCTTAGCGGGAACCGGACTTGCAGAGCCGCCATGAGCATGGTGGGGGATCTGATTGCGGAAATGCTCGAGCGCCTGAGCGCCTGCTTTGCTGGAGCCGTCACCCAACTGGGCCACGGAATCAGCGTCAATCACATAGTCACCATCGTGGAGCATAGCGGGGATGTCGTCCGACTGCCCAGTGCCTCGCCCAGCGGCGTAATAGCCCGTTTGGCCAGTGATAAATTCTGGGTGATGCCCTTCAGGCGCCTCGGGGTGATAACGCGCTGGAAGGCCTCCTTCAGCCATTCCGCCCATACCAACAACTGGGCCACCCATTAAATAACCGCGCAGGGCGGGGGTAATCGAATCATACAAGTGTTGCAATTGACGCAGTTTGGCGGCTTGAATGTATTTTGTGCTTGAGTCAAGACCAGTTGATGCGGGCGATCTCATGGGGGTTGGCTGAAAAGCCTTTTGCGCATCATTGAATACGCTTTGCATGGTTGGTGTGTTGGCAGAAACCAAGTCATCCACCGCATCAGAAACGCTACCGGCTCCAGCCATGTGAATGAGTCCGCCATGTTTTGAGGTTGGCATGATGGGTACTTCTTTATTAAAATCGGATGGAGGTATCAAATCTTTATAGTTGACTTCTTCCGGCTTCATTGCAGCAGGCGCTTGAACTGAAGTGCCCATAGCTTGCTTCAAATCGGGGTCAAGTGAATCATACAGTTGCCTCAAGTCCACCAGTTTGGCGCCATGCAAGGTTGGGACATACGACTTCAAAACCGATTCGGCATTGCTGAATGTCGGCATCATTGACTGCGCTTTGGCTTGCTGTTGCGCTTGTTGTAAAGCAGTCAATCCAGTCCCTAATCCTTGCAGCGCAGAACTGGTAGAAGCTTGATTGGAAGCAATAGTGGAATTTGTTGCAGCATTAGCAGCCGCCGAAGCTTCAGCAGCTTTTGCAATCTCGTCTTGAGTCTGCGTAGACAAGTCATTGATATTTTGGTTGGTCGTATCCAAACCGGCTTGGGTTTGTTGCTGGTAAGCATCTAGCTGACCTTGCACAGTTGCAATGCCTTGCTCATCCAAATTCTTGACCTGATCAATAGCGTCACCAAAACTGGTGCCCATGTCGGTCAAAGATTTTGCAAGATCAGCCTGAGCAGAACTTAGATTCTGGAAATCAGATTGTTGTTGGCCAGACAACTGACCAAAATCAGTTTTTTCTTGGTCAGACAAGTTGGCCACATTCTGGTTGGTCGATGCCAAGGCCTCGTTGGTGGCTTGCTGGTTGGTGTTGATTGTGTTAGTCAAACCACTTGTTGCAGCCTCAAGGTTGCTCTGGCTGGTGGCGGACGCATTATCAATCGCTTGCTGCAAGTTTCCAGTATCTTGGGCTTCTTGTGTTGCTTGTGCTTTTTGAGCATCAGAAAGACCATTAAACGCATCCTGCGTGGCTTGGTCAGATGCCGCTAACTTTTGGTCAAACGTAGAGGACAAGTCGCCAATAGTGGATGTCAGACCAGCTTGAACGGAATTGATGGCATCAGTCAAACTCGTACCTTGAGCCGCCAAAGCCTGAGCTTGTTGTTGTTGTTCCTGTGACAACTGACCAAACTGAGCCTGTGTATTTGCATCAGATTGCGCCAACTGATTGGTGAACTGACTAGAAAGAGCGTTTAAACCAGACTGATTTTCTTGCGCAACTTGGTTGATAGCATCGGTCAATGAAGCACCTTGAGCAGTCAATGCCGCGGCTTGTTGTTGCTGTTCTTGCGTTAACTGACCAAATTGTTGTTGTGTTTGTTGATCAGATTGATTCAACTGATTAGTAAACTGGGTTGACAACGCATTCAAACCGGCTTGGTTCTGCTGAGACACTTGGTTGATAGCGTCTTGCAGGCTAACGCCTTGCTGTTGAAGCGCTGCCACATCAGATTTTTCTTGCGCTGACATGCCAGACAGTTGGTTTTCCGTCTGTGCTTGGTTGTTTGCAACTGTGCCAGACAGACCACTTAGGCCTGACTGCAAGCCAGAAACTTGTCCAGTTAAACTGGATAGGTTGTTCTGCACAATCTGGTTGACCTGATCAGCAGTCATGCCGGGATTGGCGGCCATCGCAGATTGAATGTCGGCCTTTACTTGCGCTTCAGATAAACCGGGGTTAGCCGCCATCTGTTGGGCAACAATGTTCTGAACTTCAGAAGCCGACAAACCAGACGAACCAGAAGATGTTGGGATAGAAAGCGACAAGCCGCCGGTATCACCAGAAGTGTCTGTGTTGTCGTTTGTTGACGTGTCAGTTCCGCTTGTAGATTGAGAATCTGTATTGTCCAGATTTCCAATCGTGCCTAAATCAATTGTCTGGCCGGTTTTTGCAGCAGCCGCTAATTCCGCATCAGTCATTGGAGGTGCACTGCCGGGGACATTGGTCAATCCCGCCGTCATCGGGCCAGCAGGGCCAGCCGCAGTTAAACTGGGGTTTGAGAACACCAGATTGCCATTGGCATCAGTGGTTAGACCAGTTCCAGCCAGTGGATCATTAGAGGCTACTGTGGTTGAAGGCAATCCGCCACTTGGAATGGTGGTGTCAGGGCTTCCATTGTCTGGATTCAAGCTGGAACTGTTCATAGTTCCAATACCGCCAGTTTGACCGGCAGTAGGATTGCCAGCTAAATCTTTTAATGCGCCGCTGATCTGGCTGCCAACGTAGTTGCTACCAGCGCCGATTGCAGCATTGGTCAAAATTTGTGTTGGGTCTGCACCCTTCAAAGCAGCAGAAGTGGCGGCACCAGCAGCACCCGCCAAAGGCGATGACAATAAGTTTGCCCCATTCTGGCCAAGCCCGGAAGAAACACCGCTACCAATACCGCTGATCAACGCATTGGTTGGGCTGGCACCAGTCACCATATTACCGACTGTTGAGCCAATGGTATTTGAAATTCCAGTTGTTAGGCCTTTATTCTGACAGACAAGGCAAGAAATAGTCGGGGACACCAAGTTACTGACATTACTTCCAACCACACCGCCAACAAGACCCAAAGCACCGCTCTCGAGGGCTTTCGTGGGGTCTTGGCCAGATGCCAAAGACAAACCAGTCTTTAGTGCGGCATTCTTGATCGCCTGATCGGAAGGCATCAAGTTAAGGTTTGACAATGGGCTGGCGGCAGCATCGGCGGCTCCAGCACCCGCTCCAGCGCCAGCGGCTGTTGCGGCATCTATACCGGTGCCAATTCCAGCATCGGCTAAAGCGGCTTGAGTGGCCGCTGTACCGGCAGCATAATCACCAGCACCTAAAAGGCCAGCCTCCGCACCGCCGCTAGCTAATAACTCAGGCAATAACTCAGGGGCAAGCAACAATGCGCCAATACCAAGAATTCCACCCAAACCTCCACCAAAAAACCCACCGCCACCACCCCCCACCGCTGCCTTACTTGTGATGTTGCCTGTATTGGGGTCAACACTGTAGCCGTAATTATTGTCAAGACCACTTGTAATCCGACCTTGCGTGTCGTATGTGATCCCGTTTTGGCCTCCGCCGTAGCTAATCAAGTTTCCATTGTAGTCGTACTGCGCCTGCAGGCCGGGAATTGTTTCACTGTATGTGCCAATG